CCTTCTCGCTTTCGTAGATGATTTGTACCCTGATTTTTGACTTCGCCAAAGAACACAGGATAACCATTAATTGTAATCATGCCACCATCGGGTTTGATGTTAGCATTGGGGTTGTGAAGCTGATATCCGTCTAGGTCATAGAAACTGCTATCCTTGCGAATATTCTTGTGATGTTCTATGGTATAGTGAGGATACTCCTCTTTTAATTGTTCCATTACGAGTGGAACTACACTATTCAGATTCGCTTCAATGTCTTTTGCACCTTTAGAAAAGATGGTTTGACCACCACCGAAATCAGAATGTGTTTTACGCAATGTAGTAGTATTACTCATTCTTTCTCCTTTTATTTATAATATTATACTAAAATTAATGACTGATGTCAAGAACTATTTTCAGTTAACTATAATATTTTTCTTGACTTAAGTCGGAAAAGTTGCTATAATATTATCTATGAATGAAAATGATATAAGCTATTTGATCGTGCTAATCTGTTGTGTTGGATGTGCGTATGCTATTGGCAAACAGATTGGTATAAGAGGAACTATTGACTATTTAGAGGAAAAAGGCATCTTGACTTTTGATGATGAAAAATAGTTCTTGACATCAAGGTCATTTTTTGTTATAATTATTGTGTAAGTGATAGGTTTCACTTGCGCATTGGTACATCTACCGAAAGGAGATGTGAATATTTACTGAAAAGGAATTATGGAGGAAAATTATGAGTATTGACTTAAGTAAGTTTTGGCTTGGTTTAGATATGCCCACTCTTCCGTCTTATACGGAGACAGCATATCCTAGATATAACCTAATCGAAAGGCAAGGAGATTATCGAATAGAGGTCGCAGTGCCAGGTTGGAAAAAAGATGAATTGGAGATTGTTTTTGATAACAAAGAACTCCAAATCAAGGGTAAAAAAGAACACAAACTAGGTGATGATGAGCGTTTTGTTCATCAAGGCTTGAGTCTAAAATCTTTTGACCGAAGATTTGTTCTTAACGCTGACCTACAAGTAGATGAAGTAAATCTACAAGACGGATTACTGACAATCAACTTATCACGAACTCCAGATTCTAAGAGGAAAATCTTGGAGATAAAATAATGAAAGCAATAGCTTTAAAAGTTCGTGATAGTATATGTGAGCATGGAGAGTTTTGTCACGCTGTAAATCAAATATTCTTAGCATCTTTTGGTGCAAGTGTAATGGTTATGGCAATCGCTCCACTGACATAAGACTGTCGAAGAACAACGGGGGAGTGCAAAGCTCCCCCTGTTATGGAGAAAGTATGAAAATATCATCAAATGGACTAGAGTTAATCAAACACTTTGAAGGGTTTGAAAGCAAAGCATACTACTGTCCAGCAGGAGTTCTTACTATCGGTTATGGACACACAATGGGTGTTCAAGAAGGAGAGGAGTGGAGTGAAGACCACGCCAGTCATATGCTTGAAATTGAGATAGAAGAAAGATATGCAAAAGCAGTCACAGACCTAGTCAAAGTTCCCTTAGACCAAAATATGTTTGACGCTTTAGTAAGCTGGGTATATAATTTAGGTAGAGGAAACTTAGAAAGTTCCACATTATTAAAAGTACTAAACTCAGGTGATTATGAGGGAGTTCCTGCACAGATAAAAAGATGGAACAAAGCTGGAGGAAAAGTCCTTGAAGGACTAGTTCGTCGCAGGGAAGCAGAGGCAAACTTATTTAGTGGAAAGGATTGGAAGTGAAAGAACTTTGGTTAAAAATACTGAGTTACTTTCAAACCAGATATAAGTTAACTGTTAGTTATAATAACACATACGGTGACGCTGATGATACAACTTATATAGTACGAAGTTTTTCGGTGAAAAAAGATAAATACTTGAAGTTTCTAACCGAAGACAAAGAAGTAGTAGAAATCCGAGGAGCAGATGGATTAAACTACAAAATAGAGGAAATATGAATCAATTTTTCTTAGCAATTATATTAGTGTTAGGACTTGGAAGTTATTATTTATACACCGAAAATCAAACACTAAAAGCAAACAATATAAAGTTAGAAAGTGCAGTTGCGACACAAGAAGAAGCAATCGCAACATTACAGAGTGATTTTGCAAAACAGACAGGATTACTTACAGATTTACAAAAGAAAAATAACGAGATACAAGGTGAAATGAATCGCTATCTTGATATTTTCAAAAGACACGACTTGACTAAATTAGCCGCAGCAAAGCCTGGGTTAATTGAACCAAGAGTAAACAAAGCAACAAAAGAGGTATTTGATGGAATTGAAGCAGACAGCCGTGACATTGATGACGCTGACGACGCTATGCTCGTGCAGCCTTTGGCAAACGAAGCCGATAGAGGTTAGTGCTAAACCTATAGAAAGACAGATAGCACAGCCCGTGCTACCTCGAGAAATAGATTTAAAAGAACCATATTGGTATGTAGTAAGTGAGGCAAACTTAGAGGAGTTCTTAGCAAGAGTAGAAAAAGACCAAGGTCAAGTAGTATTCTTCGCTATGTCAGTTCCTGACTACGAACTTATGGCATACAATATGCAAGAGTTAAAACGATATGTTCGTGAACTCAAAGAGGTAGTAATTTACTATCGTAAGGTTACAACAGAAGATGTATCACAAAGAAATACAGATAAGAAATAAAGGGGTTTTAGACAAGATAGATATAATGGCACAGTCAGTATTAAGACTGCCACATTCATTTATCAAACATCCAATACCTAGAACAGACCTTAGAGGTCTACTAAATGAAATGAATGACCCAAATCATGATGGTGTGGGAAAAACAAATGGTATCGATTATGCTAACCGATATATGAGTAGTCAATGGTGGCGATCAAGTGAAAGCACAAGAGTCGCATTTAAAACTTTAGTATTAGATAATCGTATTACTAAATGGAATAGTTGTCATGTTCTCCCTCCAGAGTGGGGAGCAATCGGGTGGCATAATTCAGTAGGCGATCCTCGCTATTCTATTCGTTTCATATGGAATAGTGGTAATGGGTCTTTACTTTGGAATAAAGGACATCACATACAGCAAATACAACATAAAAAGTATCCAGCAGGACAAAAATGTTGGACTTGTATAGCAGGTTATATGGATGAAAGTACATATATTGCTATAAAAAATACTGGAAATGAACCTTGCGTAGTATTTGATTTAAAAATATTACCTAAGCACCAAGCACAGTTTCATAAGTGCGTAGACTTTATTAGCAATCCTCAATAATGTTTAAAAATCTATTTAAAATGTTAATGTGGAAACATGACATGGAAAAGCAGTCTCGCTGGTTTGAGAAAAACGAACCAGCACAGGCACGCTTTGAAGAGAATGAAGAGTGGTTGGAAGAACTAGAGAATAGAATAGTAGAGCTAGAAGCAGATGCTCATCCTCCCAAACCCTTGTGTTGTTTTGAAGATTACGAGGAGTTAATTAATAAAATACAAACACTAGAAAAAGAAATTGAAAAAATTAAAACTACAGTTAAGCATTAGAGAATCTGACATGGTTGGGCATATACCTGACTTTTTAACTGTGGATGAAATAAATCTAATCAAACTAGCTAACAAGAGAAGACCTTTTAGAATGGCTAGTACTCGGTGGTCAGCTGGAGATAGTAGAGTAAGATGGTGTAAGAAAAGAACTCAAATAGAGTTTCCATTCTACGATAGACTACTCAAAGCAGTAAAACTATACAACAGTAAGTCATATAACTTTCATCTATACAATGATAGACGAGAACACGAAATTAATTGGATTAGATATGACGAGAAAGGAATGTTTTTTACTGCACACAGAGACCATAGACCTGCCCTATCAAACTTCCACCAAAAAGAAAGTATAAGAAAAATAAGTTGTAGTATTCAACTTACTCCTGATGATATGTATGAAGGAGGAGATTTAAAAGTAGTAGAAAGTTTCACACACCCTGATGTTTACTTTGATAGTAATAAAATGCCTGAATGGATAACATATAGAGAAAGTTTCAGACATTCTTTTCCAACAATGAGAAAGCAGGGTTCAATAACAATGTTTACATCTATACATGAACACGAAAGTACACCAATAAAAGATGGTATAAGAGATGTAATAGTAGTATTTATGAGAGGAGAAAGTAGTGGTTATTAGACCTTGTCCAGAACTAAAAGAATTAATGAGAGAAGCATTAGCTTATATGCCTCCAGTAAAAGATGAAAAGTTTTTAAGGTCAGACGCATATCCATTTTACTCACTAGCAGGAGAGATTTATAACTCAAGTTTTCCTTTATGGAGAGAGTTAAGACCTAAGCTATTTGAGTATTTTCAATCGTATAACCCTTCCCCAAACAAACTAAGAAGCGTAAGTAAGTTTAAATTAATAAAAATGACTGGTAGAACAGTTCATATACCTACAAATAGTAGAATGACTCTGATTATGCAGTTAAAAGGTAAAGGTAATGTAATTCTAAAAGAGACAAAAGAATGGTGGAGACTCATGGCTGCAAATGGTATAGAAGAAACAGACATATTTGATTATGGAAGTAGAGAGTGGGCAAGAGTTAAACTAGATCTACATAATGGATTTATAGTTGGTAATAAGTTTTCTCATGTATATTTACCAGAAGGAGTTGGAGGAGTAATAGCATATGTCCAGTTCAATTAAGTTATTTATTGGAACAAGCGATAAAGAAGATAAGATTATAGAACAAGTATATCTATACTCACTATTTAAGAACACAAAGGCAAAACTAGATATTACTTTTTTACGCCCTAAACGCTTTCGCGACTGGAATAGACAAGGATGGGGTACACCCTTCACTTGCTTTAGATATGCAGTACCAGAACTATGTAACTTTGAAGGAAAAGCTATCTACACAGATGTGGATATGATAAACTTTAGAGATATAGAAGAATTGTGGGAAACTGACATGGAGGGCAAACCTTTTGCTAGTGCATTTGATACTTTATGTGATAACAGTTGGGAAAACCCAGACAACCCAGACGGGTGGTTTTGTGATAGTGTAATGCTATTTGATTGTAAGAAAGCAAAAGATTATGTAGATAATATCCTTTTTATGGCAGACTACGATGGTAAGTACAAACACTATTGGTTAAAGACACATGGTAACTGTCCGAACTGGAATGACGCACCATTTAAAAGATTAGATTCTAGATGGAACTCATATGATGGAAGCGTTACAGACTATAAAGAAAGTAGTGGTAATCATTTTGATAAAGATTATTTGTGGATACCTAATGAGAAAAGACCACACTATAAGATTGACGATATATGGCAACTGCACCTAACTTCCCTTAGTTCACAGCCTTGGCACCCAAGATATACTTCATGGGGTTATTCAACACACCCTAGACAAGATTTAATGGAGATATACTGGGATTATGTAAAGAAAGTTAGAATGATTGAGAAACCAAACCATGACATTCGATGAGATAATATACCCAATTACTAGAGAACAGTTTTTTACTGACTATAAAAGTAAGAAACACTTTACTGTGCGTAGTAGAGAGAATATATTTTCTAATCTGTTTGATTGGGAACAGTTTGATAGGTATATGAATAGTTGGGGTATTGGTGGACACGATAGATGTCCTCAACTACAAATAGTAGAAGATGGAAGTAGATGGTGTAAAAAGAAAGACGACCCTAAAAAGTACGATGCCAAAAAGGCATACTTAGCATGGAGAAAAGGACAAAGTTTTATATTAACTCTCGCTGAGTTCCTAAATAAAGATATGTGGAATCAGTGTGCAGAGTTTGAAAAAGTTTATGGCAGAGGACAAGCAAATCTATACTGTTCTGCTAAAAAAGAAGCACAAACATTTAAAATACATGCTGACAGCACAGATAATTTTCTGTTGCATGTACATGGCAAAGTAAGATGGAATATTTATAACGAGTGGAAATCAGATATTAGACCTGATAATTTCACACTTAAAGAGAGTTTTGTATTGAGTGAAGGAGATGTACTTTACATTCCGAAAGGACTTTATCACAATACAGAAACTCTAAGTCCAAGAATATCCATATCTTTTCACTTTCATGAGCCACCAGCTTATAATAAAAGAGAGAAGTGGGTTGACTGGAAACCATAGGAGATTCTTATGGCAGAAACTGTTGATAGTCGAAATGAAGTTCAGATTGACTTAGACAAATATATGCGATTAGTTGAAAAACTAGATAACGCAGAAGATACTATCAAGGAACTAAAAGATGAAGCTACTAGAGCAAAGAATCAATTAGAGCCACCTAAAAGAAAGTTTATGGATTTATTTTTAGACGATAATGACATAAATGAAAAATCCATAATTGGATTTATTTCATTTGGATTAATGACTGTTTTTGGTATTTGTGATTTAATAACAGCATTTTTAGGTCAAGACTTGGTAATCAGTGATACAATCTACACATCATTTGTAGTGGTAACATTGGGTGCATTTGGTATCAGCGAAGCAGGAAAAGCATTTGGCGGAAAATAATTACAAAGCAACCATGTTCACCAGTGATCTGGAGGAACGCTTTTATCCCATGAAAATGCGGTATATATCCGACATATTCAGTCCTGTTTCTCATAGAGAGGAGCAGGACGAGTATGCTGATTTAAGAAAGGATATACTAAAAAGAGGAATGAAGAATCCAATTATTCTTATTCCAAACACTTTTGAAAATTATAATCTAGCAATTAGACAAGTTAACCCAACTTATATTAAACCTTTTAGTATAAGTTATAAATATCTTTGTATGTATGGAAATCAAAGGCTACATATTTATAGAACAGTATTAGCAGCAAGTTATATACCTTCTGTTCTTACTGAAAATGTTGAGTGGTCACATGCTTTATATCTGGAGTTAAAAAATAATTCTTGACAACATATGAAACTTTTAGTATAATATACATATGAAAAATATTGAACAACAACAAGAAAAATATGCACCAGACGCAACTTGCCTAATGTGGAACTCAGACACTAAGTCGTTTGATACATGGTACATAGGCGATTGTGAGTTCTGTGGCAATCCAGTAGATACAAAGACTGGAGAATGCAAAGAATACAAGTGCTGGATATAATATGAACTTATTTTACCTAGATGAAGACCACGACAAGTCGGCAGAATACCATGTAGATAAGCATATAGTAAAGATGCCGCTTGAAGCAGCACAGCTTTTGTGCACAGCTATCTGGGTAGACCATGTGCTTGGATTTGTACCTCGTGCATTGAATAAAGAAGAAACTAAAGCACTCAATGACGAGAAAGCTAAAATCAAAGACTTACCAATGGAAGAGAGACCACTCACTCCTTATCTCCCAATGATGTACAATCATCCTTGCACGATATGGACTAGATCGTCTCTTGATAACTTTGAATGGACTCATTGTTATGCAAATGCACTAAATGACGAGTATCATTATCGCTATGGTAAGCAGCATAAGTCGGTAGTAGAAGTAATCAACAAGCTGCCCGAACCAAAGAATATGCCTAGATTAGGGCAGACTCCTTTTGGTATGGCTATGCCAGACGACCTCAAAGATGAGAATGATGTCGTGGGCAGTTATCGACTTTATTATCACACAGACAAGGCAACATTTGCCAAGTGGTCATACCGAGATAAACCCTATTGGTGGGATGAAGGTCTCGCATGGTATGACAAAAGGATTACAGCAAAATGAAGTATGTAATTGACGGAAAAGAAATTGTTTTACCTGACCATTTAGGAGAGGGTGAAGTACTAAAAGAAATTGAAAAAAGAATGGTCAATCTTAATCTAAAGAGACCATTAGTAATTAGACGAAAAGATGGAAATAATTCCATAATTTTAAACGGAGTAAGGATGCATGGCAAAAGACATTAATCAGTTATTTGGAGTTACCAAAGAGCCAATACAAACTATTAATCAAAGAGAGATGCTTAGAAAGAATCTAAATACTCAGCGAGAAAAAATTGAAGCAGAAATTGCTTTATTACAAGGACAACTTGATGCCAAGAAAGAATATCTAGCAAAGATAGATGGTGGCTTAGATGTTCTTGACGAACTCGGTAAATGATAATAGTACAGGATAATTTTTTCGAGAAACCTGACGAAGTCAGAGATAAGGCATTGTCACGCCTATTCTTTTGGGGAAACATAAAAAGAAAAGCATTTCCAGGAATGCGAACACTTTATAATAAACAAGACCAAGTGTTTAGAGTAAGTGTTAAAAATCGACTAGAAAAGATACTTAATAGAAATATCTGGGCTACATCTACTACTTCTGGTAGTATGTGTTTTACTATTGGTTTTGCACATAATGAAAAGACAAATTGGATTCATCAAGATGTATCTGGTCAAACTCAAAAGAAAGAAATACAGACAGGAGGAGAGGCATATGCAGGATTAGTTTATCTTACTCCAAATCCTCCAGCTAACTCAGGAACAGAACTAATTATGTTTCCAGACCCTATCGGGTTAAAAGCGCAAGAAATAGTTCAAGTTCCTCAAGATGGTGGAAGACCTCATGTGCAAGTAGAAAATGTTTATAATAGATTAGTTTTGTATCCTGCACGATATTGGCACAGACCAATGATTAGTGGATTTGGCACAAACAAGAAAAACGCTAGACTAATAATGAATCTATTTTTAATATTGGCAAAATGAGTTATAATGACACAAACAAGTTTAATGAAGAAGAAGCACTTACAATGCTTTCAGAATACATTGCTTCCACTTATGGAAAGCACTATAGCATGAATAAAATACAATCAACTGAGTTTATTTTCGACTCTGGACATGGTGATGGGTTTTGCTTAGGAAATATCATAAAGTATGCCCAAAGATTCGGTAAAAAGAACGGAAGAAACATAGATGATTTGTTAAAGATTTTACATTACGGAATTATTTTACTAGGGGTAGAAATTGAGAATAAAGAAACACGAAAACCTAACCAAAGCGAATATAGCTAAGGTAATAGAATTACTCGAAGCCGACAAGCCCATAACAAAGAAAGAGGCTTGTGGCATATTGAACATAACCTACAATACAACTAGGTTAAATAACATTATAGCAGAGTTCAAAGAGGATTTAGAAAGAACTGCTAGAATGAAAGCAAAATTAAG